TCAAACTTTTCTATTTTTGCAAAGTATGTAGCCATATATTGATCTAAGCAAGGCTTTAGATTATTGTGAAATTCTTTTGTAAGTTCCGCCAAAGTTCCAATTTCTTGTGAGTCATGATGAGGCAGCATAATAAGATCAGTATCTCTGGCTTTAGTATTTGTACCAGACTGATATTCTTCTTCATTTACCAATACTTCTGCTGGTCTCCAAGAAATACCTTGTTCTTCAATGCGAGTTATATATTCCATTGAATTAGGAAACACATTTTCAAATACTACAATTCCTGGTGCTAATTCTTTCATTTTTACCACTTTCCTAACGGACATTTTGCTGATTCTAATTTAGTCTTTGCTGCCATAAAACAACCACACTGTTTGCATTGCTTGGTTATGTTTATTAATTCTGGACAGGACAGACAGATTTCATATCTTTCATTTGCCATTTCTTGAGATGCAGGCTTAGTCCTTGGATTAAGAATGTCTAATGGCGTAACCCCATTCTTTTCCTTGTACTCTTGCCACTTTGACTTACTCATTTTTACCCCTTTTAGATATTACTTAAACTTATCAAAATACTCTTTAGGAGCATTTGGATTTTTTGGATGCCATTCAGGCAAATGTAAAATATTTCTATTTGTAATAATAAACTTTTCTCCATCAAATTCTGCATTTGGAGATTCTACAAAGTGCCCATATGGGTAATCAAATAGACTTAGTACCTGTGGTTCACTTAGTAGTATTGTAGCAAAATATTCAGATGTTTGAAAGTCTTCTACTGTCTCCCCGTTTTTTATAAATCTAACAGTTACGCCTTCATATTCAGGATATTCATCAGAAACATCTAAAACTTCATCAGATTCTATAAAAACAGAAAGATACTCTGCTTTTACTGCAAGATCATACAGGCATTGCCCATCTATAATCCATACCAAGGGAGTCCCTATGCCTCCAATAGTTTTTTCGTTTATCATTTATTCTCCTTGGATAAGTATACCATTAGCAACCAGTTCCTGGTGCAAAGTCAGTGATTGGTGAACATGCTGAACCAGTACCAAATCCAGTACTGCATGGTCCTATTGAAGTACAGCAACCAATAGACTCATCAAACGCCGTACAGGTTGTTCCCATTGCAGGACTTACTGGAGGAACTACAGGAGGTACCACAGGTGTAGGTGGACTTACTGGAGGAACCACAGGTGGTACTACTGGAGGAACCACTGGAGTAGGTGGACTTACTGGAGGCACAACTGGTGTAGGAGGGCTTACAGGAGGAACCACAGGCGTTGGAGGGCTCACAGGAGGCACAACTGGTGTAGGAGGGCTCACAGGAGGTACTACAGGCGTTGGAGGGCTCACAGGAGGCACTACAGGAGGAACCACTGGAGGAACCACTGGAGGAACCACTGGAGGAACCACTGGAGGAACAACAGGTGGCACAACAGGTGGGACCACTGGAGGTACGACTGGTGGTACGACTGGTGGAATAATGTACCTATTTTGAATACCTATTCCACTTGGGTCACGCTGTAATGGACTCACTTGTTCTCCTTGTTGTTAAATATTAGGCGTACTTATTTTGTGAAGCAAGAACAGTAAATGTGGCTGCTCCAGTTTTTCTAATTGTATAAACATAAACATCATTTGAGTTTATATTTCCTGAAGAAGGTGCTGTTCCACCTAACCATTTAGGAACTACTGCTGATCCATCAATATTAAATGCTGTTGGATAGTAGGCTGTAGCACCTTGTGGTGATTCAAATACTACTGAAATCTGTTGATTTATTGACATAAGTGAGTCTAATGTTGTTACTGAATTACCACGAACATTTATTGTCCAGTTACCTGAAGCATTTGCTGTACGAATATCAACTGCTGCAACCAAAATATCAATATTAATTGCTCCAGTAGCAGCAGATGCAGAAATCAAATTCTGTTCTTTAGGTGAGATTAATAGTGCATTATCTGATATTGCAATTGTTGGAACAGGTCCTGATGCATTGGTAATAGTAATTCCATTACCAGCAGTTAAGCCAGTTACATCGCCAGTACCAAAGGACTGCCAGGCTGTTCCATCATAATAAACTGTGGTGTTTGTGTCAGCCAGATATGCAAACATACCTTCTTGACGAATAGGTGCTGTTAAGGCAGCGTCTCTTGCTGTAGCGTTAGCAAAGTACATTATTGTCTGATTTTGCAGGTTGTACTGTACCTGTGCTGCAGTTAGAACATCACCTGTGTTAAAGGTCTTGTACCCAGCGTTTGGACTGCCTGTAGGCATTGTTTTCTCCTTATGTTAGTATGATAAAGCGTTAGTATCAAGTATACCCTGAGTTGAGGAATCCAGGATAAATGCTTGAATAATAGGTTCTGCAGTGAAGACTGTTGTATTCCAAGTCAATGGAGTCACATCGTGGGTAACTCCTTGTACGAATACTTCTTTTGTAATACTTGATCCACCAGGCATAGCCTTTGTAATATTTACTGTTGTAAATAGGTCTAAGCGTAAATTGTTGAAAGTATTTAACTCACTAACATCTGAATTTAAGTTCAGTTGCATTGAGTCAATTCTAATGTCAGCATCTTTACGAGTAGCAACAATCATTTTTGCTTGATCTTCTGCTTCTGATGTGTCTAACATTAAAAGTTCATTCCTATTTGCTGATTTATAGGAATATTTAAGAATACTGGCTGCATCAGTGGCAATATATACTGGCCCACCTAATGCTTGAACTGCAACATCATTTAGAATTTGCTGATCATCATAGGCAAAGTCAACCTGAGCATATGGAAATTGACCTGCAGGTAAAGGATTTGTATCTGTATACTCTGAGACAATGTTATCTGCCAAAACAGAAATAGTATTGCGATCTAAGAAGGTTGCTTTTCCATCTCTACCCATAAAGAAAGCACCAAACTCAGAATTTTCTATTGTCTGAATTGCTTGTAGTACTGACCTATTTCCGCCTGGATCTACTTGCATTTGCGATTCACCAGGATTTAAAAGCATTAAAGATGTAGGAAAATCAGCAAAATCTAAGAGAGTTTCTATTCTTGCTCCAGATAATTGGCCTGATGTGGCTCCTGGAATAGGAGGTACTTCTGTAGAAACATTTGCCAATAGACGAAATCCATCTACGCACTGTAGTGTAACAGTAGCATCTGCGGTAGTTCCTTGATAAAACGAGGTATCAAACGAGTTGATGTATCCTGAAAATATGTTCACATTTACAGGATTTCCAGATAGTGTTGTTTCTGCATAAATTCTTATTTTACGCAAAGGAAACAATTTACCATAATATGGTGATGATGTGTTCTGAGGGTTAAAGTCTGAATTAGGATCATTTAACACTACCGTCGCAGTTCCAGCCTCAAACTGGGAAAGTAGTCTGTTACGGCCTCTACGGGTAGTTACTCTTCTAACTTGAGGAGTAATATCTACAAGGTCTAATGGCCCATCTGCTAAGATATTTGTATCTAAAATACCAAAACCAGCACTATCTAAAATAAAAGGATAGCCAAACGATGGTCCGCTTGAGAAGTCAATTTCTACTTTTATTACTGGTAGCGTCATTTTAAATCGCCTGCAATGTTATTTGGTTACCATTAGACTGTGAGAACAAGAGGCTGTTTCTAATAGCAGTAGATAACTCATCCCCTGTTGCATCAATAGTTATCTTTAAATCACTTGTCTTAGGTGTTGGTGAAGGAGATGGTGGTGGATCTGCAGTAGGTGCAGAAAATGATCTAAATCTAAATCTTTCATCATAATCCATTTGTGCTGATGCTGCTTGAGATGCTGCTAGATCTTGTGCTTCCTTAGCCTTAAACGCTGCTAATGATGATGCTTGCTTTGCTGCAGCATCTGCTGCTCTTTGTGCTGCCTCTGCTGCTCTTAGTTGTGCTGCTATAGATGCTGCACCTATTGCTCCAGATTCTCCTGCTGCTAATGCACTTGGAGTTACTCCTGCTGCTGCTAACGCTGCTCCTGTCAGATCTCCTGCTGCTTTGGCTGCAGCGTATGCTGCTGCTGCTGCTGCAGAATCTGTTCTGCTACCACCTAAGACAGGATCAGCAACTTTAGGAGGAATAGTAACTATTGGTGTACATTTCCCGTTAACTAAGGCAGTTCCAGCAGGGCATCCTGTTGCACTTGGATTTCCAGTACTTGGTGTGCCACTTGTATTAGGTAAGGTAAATCCTTTTGCTGCCTTTAAATAGGCTTCTAAAGCCAATCTTGCCTTATCCCATTGTCCAGCAATTTTACCAACCATCTCTGCAGACAATATAAGTTTTGCATCATCTGTTAAAGTAAATGGCTTTCCAACTTCAAGCAAGTATGCAGCAACTTTATCTGGTGTAGTATTCCAGGCTTCTGCTAATTTGTTAACTTCATCTGCACCAACTTGTTGATCTGCTAAGGCATCAAGTGCTTGAGAATAGTGTAGTGCAGCCTCAGTAGGGTTATCAGAATCTTTAAACCATTTTCTTCCAAGTTCTTCAAGTTTTTCTTTACCTATGTTGCCATGTCCTGCTTTAATAGCAGCAGTAAATTCAAGATACTTCTTTGCCTGATCTCCAGACATTCCCCACGCCATTCTTATGGCCAGGATTCCTGCATCATCTAATTTTACTTCGCCTATTGCCAAGATGCTCTTGATATACATATCAGCAGCCTCTGTGGTCATTTCCCACTTATTAGCCAAATATCCAATTACAACTATGTCATTTGCTCTTAGTTTATCAAGGTGCTGAACAATATCTGCTTGACGCAATAGTGTTTTGTTATATTCGTCTGCAGCCTTTTGTTTTAAATCATCTAATGCTTTTTGCTGCTTAGTTGTTTCTGCTAATAATACTTTACCAGTTTTTAGAAGGTTCTGATAGATAGCCTCCATCTGGATAGCATTCATCTCATCAGGATCTGTAAGTTTAATTCCTTGCTTATCTAATTTAGCATTGTTCTTCTTAATTGCTGCAAGTTGAACTTCCATCTTCTTTTTATCTGTAAGAAGATTTCTATTTAGAGTGGCAAGTTGTTTAGCACCTTTTCTCTCTAAGCCCTGGATATAAAGTCTCTTTTGTTCATCTGCTAATTGCTCTGCATTCATTCTTGCTTCTCTTGCAGCATCCTGAGCATTTTTTATTCTTGTTGCGTTAGCGTCTTTAACTGCGTCTTCAATAGATTTAAATTGACTAAGGATAATATCTTGCTGTGCTTTTTGTTTATCAAATGCTTTTTGTTTTTTTACTTCAAGACTATCATAACTAGCAGCAAGTGCGGCATTAGCATCAATTTCTCTTTGAATTCTTTGTCTTTTTTCGGCATCTCTTTTGACATCTCTTTTGGCTGATTTGTCAAGCAACCATTGCATACCTTTATAGACTGCAAATACTGCTGCTGCTGCTATTGCAAGCATTGCAAGAATTGGACCAAAGGCTGCTGCTCCTGTAACGGCAGCCATACCAAGAGCAACTCTAAAAGAATTAACAAGAACAGTAAGTCCTCTAATGCCTTTTGCAAGCGTAGGCAAGGCTTCCTTCATATAAGCACCTTCACCACCGAACTGCTTCATTTCTTTGCCTGCTAAGAAGACGGTTCTTCCGAATCCCTTTAGGATTCCTGCAACCACTTTTACTCCAGTAAATAATTTTATGGCAAGAAGGGTACTTGCAATTCCTGAAGCAAAAAACTTAAGCAAAGGGCTAAGACTTTCAATTGCGCTTGCAAGATTAACTGCTGCTTTTCCAAAGTTTTCAATAACTGTTATTGTCCCAGCAAGGGTATCAGCGATTTCTTGTTGATTTAGTCTAATAAATTTTTCAAGGGCAGGGAAAACTTCATTTTCCAAACGATCTACAAATTTTTCTAATACTGGAATTAGGGCGTATCCAACTCCATCTGCTAATTGATTAAATCTTAACCTTAATCCTGTTAGTTTACCTGCAAATGTGTTTGCTGCTGCCTCAGCCTGCCCTTTTGTTATTTTTGCTAATTCTTCTTGTGCTTTTGTAAAATCTTTTGCTTTAATAGTTGCAGCAGAAAGAGGTAGTCCTAATTTTGTAAGAGCACCAAACTGACCATTGTATGCTTTGGAAAGTGCCATTGAAACGGAACCCAAATCTTTTCCGCTTGCTGCACTAATATCTGTGGCTAAAGCGAGTAATCCTTGAGCCTTGCTTAGATTTCCTGTTCCTTGAACTAATGTTTTTAATGCAGGAATTAACTCATCATTATCAATTGCAACTTGTAGTTCAAGACTATCTAAAAATCTTGAGTTTGCTGCTATGGCATCTTCTGTTGCTCCAGTTGTATTTCTAAGTGCTACTGCTAATGATGCCTGTGCCTTTTGGTCTTCCATGGCACCTTGCACAGCATCTACTGCAAGTTTACCTGCAAAGGCAACGGTTGCAACACCTGCTGCTGCAAAGGCTTTTGTTGCTTTCTTGCCAAATGCATCAATCTTTTTGCCCATCTTGGCAATATCTCTTTGTGCTTCTTTACTACCTTTATCAGAATACTGAGAGACAATTCGTGCAATTACTGCTCCAGTTGTTGCCATATCATGCACTCTCCTTATTCAAATTTTGTTTTAGTGTTGCTTTAGCCTTTTCAAGGGCATCAAACACATTTTTTACAATTCTATCTTTATTCTTATCTACAGACTTCCAGATTAAGCGAGAAGCGTTTCCGTCTTGTTTTTCCAAGTTACTAATAAACCTGTTCTTTCCTGCGCTTTTGTTCTTTCTACCTGCTAATTCATAGATAGCACCTTGGGCTGATCTATTCTTTAAGGCACCAGCAGATGTAGTATAGTCTTTGCTAACTTTTCTTTCAGCCTTTGAGGTTGAGATTCCAGACTTAATAATACTTTGATCCCAAGCAGGCCATCCAGCACCACCACGAGAGCGAGGGTTGCGAGCAGGTTGAGTATTCCATCCACTAAGTGGTGGCGCAGAAGAGACAAAGCCTTGTGCATCTTGTTTAGCACTTCTTAATTCAGAGTTAATAACTTTATTAAAACTCTTAACTGCATCTTTGTCAAATTGCTCTAATGCTTTTAGTGTTTCCTTTAAACCAGTTAACACTATAGCATCTTTACTCATTTCCTGCTCGCTTCCTTTGCTTTTTGCTTTAGATAAATAACAATTGCTTCAAGTATACCTTCAGGTGCTTCAAGCAAATCGTTTGGAGATATCCCTGTCTCCACAGAAACCATTGCTACCGTATAGGTTAGGCTGTCTCTGTGGATTCGGAATTTGGGTCATTTGCTAACTCCACTGATTCAAGTGTGTCAAGAAACGCATCTCCAAAAGGCTTTGGTGCCTTACCAGCATCCTTCAATGCACCATGTGCAAGGTAGTAGATGTGCTCTAACTTTTGATCTTCTGTAAGTAATTTAGCAAAGCCCTTATTGAACTTATTTTCAAAGGCAACAATAGTCTTTGGGCGAATAGGATATACGCCTTCTTCACCATCTGTTGTTTTGACTTTTATGAATAAACCATCCATTATTTTTACCCCTTTAAGGTGTTGTAATTTTATTTATATTTCCATAAATAGGCCAAGTTACTCGTGCCGTTGATAGTTCACCAACACCACCATTTAACGAGGTCCATTCGGAAATTGTAATCTCAAATTCGTATCTGGGATTGGAAGCACTTGTACTAGCACTGCCTTTTGGCTTTATTTTGCAATAAGCAAGTCCTCCTACAAGTGGAGCGATTGTATCTTCTACTGAGTTATTATCAAAATCCTGCAAAAAGTCAAAACTTACACTATTATTTGCAAGTCCTGCTAATTGTCGTTTTGATACATCACCAAGAACCGTAGTTTCAAAAAGATCATGTACAGTACTTAACTGAACTGATGAAACATGGTCACTTAAGTCTACCACAGTTCCTGAACTTGGTCCAATTTGTACTGACACATCAGTTAAAACTATGATTGCCATGATTAAGGAGTTGTATCCTTAACGATTTGACCTGAAATTGGCCATGTGACAGAAACAGTTGAAAGTTCTCCAACTGCACCGTTGAGTGGAGTCCACTCTGAAACCAAAACTTGTCCAGCCTTTGTTGCTCCAGAGCCTGAATTGTCTGCTCTGTAAGCAGGGTTAGTTGATGAAATTGCTGCTGAAGTTGGCTTGATAACAAGATTTGTTAATTGACCAATTCCAATTCCATCAATAATTGATTCCATTGCTCCTGAAGCGAAGTCGTTGTGAAATTCAAGGGCTACGGAGTGATCCTTAAGTCCTGAAGTTCTTGTTCTTGCGCCAACTGGGCCAAAGGCTGTGGTCTCAACCACATCTTCTGGCGTATTGATTGTAACTGACGAAATGTATTCTCCAATAGGTTGTCCATTAAGTTCTACATCTACATCTGTAAGTACTATTCTTGCCATTGTTATTTATCTCCTTGTTCATTGTTATCTGATTTAAAAACAAATGCTTCAGGTTCTTCCTTCTGCACTTGTACTTCTTGCTTTACTGCTTGTATTGCTGGTGATTCTTTTACTGCTGGTGTAGGTGCTTTTGATAAAGCGTCTACTCTTTTTAACTTACCTGATTCAAGATACTTTTGAATATTAGCACCTAAATCAAGCAATTCTTTCTCTGTAAACTTTGCACCTGGCTGTCTACCACGAAGTGCTGTTTTAGTTACTACATATTCCATTGTTTCTCCTTATCCCCAAATTGTGAGGTTATAACGGTAAGATAAAAATGTTTGATCTCCAGTCTGATAAGTACCACTTTCAGCACTTATAACTCTTAGAGTATTAACAAGTCCACCTAATGATCTATCTGACTCTAAAGCAGTTTTGATTGAACCATTACCACTTCCAGCCAAAAGAACATCAAGTTTTTCTTGTCCACTTCTCTCTGATATTCTTTGTACAATCACAAATACATCAACAGAAGCCTGATCCAGACCTCTTTGGTTGTCAATGTCAAATGTGAAATCTAATTGTCCTACTACTGCACATGGTGGCACAATAACATCTGGAATTAAGTCATAAACTCTCAGGTTTGTTATTGTCTGTAGATTTGCTTTTAACGCATCTCTTACACCATTGATATTGGAAATAGCCATTAGAATGCCAATCCAAAGTTTCTACGATAAGTCTTTAATAGCATCTCAACATCTGGATCAAGGCGAGAATTAAGACGAACTGTTCCTAATTCTACAGAGCCTGCAATACCAAATGGAGATTGCTTTCTAACAAATAATCTTGCTGCCTGAATCTTACAGGCTAATTCTACTTCGTAAGGGATTGCTTTGAAACCCCAGACTCCAGTTATTTTAACTGTCTGAGGAAAGAAGTAAGGAAAGACATATGTCTGAATTGCTAATAGTCTTGTTACTGGCATACCTACTTCTGGATTATTAACAGGCTCATACATAAGGTCTGTGTCTAAGTTCCAGACTTGTGTGAATGGTCCAGACTGATTTGCTCTTGATCTTACCTCTGTTGGTTCAATAAGGTCATCTATCTCTAAATACCACGGACTTACGGGTGTGTAGTATTTAGTTACAGGTGCTGCTAATGTGCCTTCTTGATAGAAAGATCTCTGGCAATACTCATCAATCATACGGCTTGCAGCAAGAATCGCTGCTTGGATATCATTATCATCCAGGCTGTCTTCAATCTGCAGTGCATTTCTCACATCTGCTAAAGTCGTATAGACATTATTAGGCTGTGAACTCTGTG